TATGTGGCTTCAACCCTGAGGGCCTGCGGGTACACCCCGAGGGTGATCGCCCGGGTTAACCTTCTCGCTGCGGCTACGACGTACCTGGCGCGCATTTCGGGTTCTTCGGCTTTCACCGTCCGCACCGTCGACGTCGTAGAAGCAGACGGCGACACCAGCGGGGACCCGTTACGTCCCCGACCTGTCAACGGGGGTTCCATGGCCAAATCCCCAGCAGCGTTGACCGCTTTCGTTGCCAACCCCAACGTTTCCAACCTGGCAACAAGCACCACAGGCAAATGCAGGGCTTTCACCGCCAGCACACTGGCGAAAAACACCGCCAACGCGGCGATCACAGCGTCCTCGACCGGGTTAGGTTGCTGGTCCTGCTGTGGTTGAGGTGACGTCAACTAACACCTCATCAATGGGAGACGGTTGATACCGGCGAAACCACGACGTGATGGCCTTGAACGTGTCCGACACATCGTCATCCCGGTCCAACGCCCTAGCGTGAACCACACCCCTAGGGGGTAGCAAAACTACCGTGCGGGTAGCACCAATTTTGGCCGCCAACTGCTCCCTAGCCTTGGCTTCGGGAACACCGCGGATCACCCACGCCCGCGCACCCACAGTGGTGTTCAACTCCTCGCACAACCGCTCAAACTTCAACTTCGCGGCATGCCAATGCTCCCCCGCATGCACATGCACATCAGGAGAACCAGCCTCCTGAGCGAACGTGTCCACACACACCACCAAATCGCCCGGTTGAGCGTGCACGGTGACAAACGTGGACTTCCCAGAGCACGGGGGCCCGGTGACGAGGGTGACGTGTCTACTCACGGCGGCGCATCGCGGCCAACACCTCACGCGGATGCACACCCTCCCTCGACTTACTCACCAACTCATGCGCCATATCAATCGCCAAAGTCATCTGAGCAGTCGACGTCGACTTCACACCCCGTGCCGGAGACCGCTTCACCCTCGCCGGGGCACGATTCGACCCCTGATCAGTCCCAGTCGACCTCTCACCCGCCAACTGTGACGCACCCGGAATCGGCTGCTGCTTCGCCGGAGGGGCCAAAGGAACAGGCATCTCCGCCGCCGCCGTAGCAGCAGCCTCAGCCTTCTCCACCATCTCCTGATGCCGCTCAGCCCAATCGGTGATCACCCCAGACACATCCGTGGTGTCCAAACCAAGAGCAGCACTGACCGCGTTAATGAGGAACCCAGTGAACTGGGTTGGGACAGTAGGCTTCTGCGCCCCCACGATCGCCATCAACAAGTTCAGGGCCCGGTCCGTTTGACGGTTCCCGATCGGGGCGAAATGCAGATCCGGCACCTCAGCGTCAGGGCCGAAGTTGTACGCCACCAACGGGCGGATCAACCCTTCGGTGATTTGTTCACCGATCTCGTTCGCCACAGCCTGCCGACTGGCCAGGTAAAACTCGCTCTGATCCGCCGACAGGGCGTTCGAACCAGCCGACGACAGAGACGCAGCCTGCGCAAGGTCCATGAAGGACGCCAGGACAGACTGGGTTTGTTTGCCCTCGAAGTACTGGATGGCCTTCTCAAACTGGTCCGCACCACGACCCGAGCTCTCGAGGAGTTCGAACGTCTTCTGCGCGGGATCAATCCTGCGTTCGATGGGGATGGACGCGGACGCGGCGGCGTCGGCGATCATCTGCGCGTTCTCCACCGCCTGCATCGGATCATCACCGTAAACGATGACCTTCGGCAACGACTGCTGCTCCAAGTACTGGCACCACAAAAACTGCAACTTCCGAATATTATCCCAGCAGTACAGGGACACATCCAGGTCGGAAACACCGGTCAGCGGTTCGCGGTGCACACCGTGGATGTACACAAACGACTTTTCGGCGGGGATCCTGACGAACCCCATGTTGCCGGTGCGGGCGGCGTTGATCGGGGCCAACCGCTGCCTGAAACCGATCACCGCCCCCGTGTCCTCGTCATACGCCGTCTCACAACTCGTGGCCGGACGCAACTGCACCGAGTCATACACAACCCGATCCCCATCCAGGGACCAAATCAGCTCAAAAAACGCTTTCCGATACGCGATCGCGGAACAACACTGGGCGATGATCTTGTCCATGAGGGGGTCGAGGTTGTCCCGCACAAACGTCGGGATCTCACCATCACCCCGAATCTCCCAATCCGCGCTACGGATCGGCAGGGTCAACACCTGCTCCAACTTGCGGGGGTTGCCGTCCTTCGACAACATCTCCCGCATCGACCACAAATCCAACTCACCGTACTCAAAAACGGTGTGCTGCTCATCAAAAGACCGGTACAAACGCGCATCGACAGTGAAACTGTTAGCCAGAGGTGGGCCGGCCAGCTTCTGTCGCATCGCGGGGGTTAGCTTCGGTTCGGTGGCGGACCCGTTGTTAGCGATTGGTGCCACCTCCTCACATAGTCCAGCGACCGCCGGTGTTGGTGTACGGGATCGGCTTCTTCAAACTCGGCCGCCCGTAGGCGTACTCACGTTCGTACTGCTCAACGAAGTAGGCCATGCACAGTGCGTCGGCCATATCGGTTGATCTACCGAGACGTTTGCGGATATCATCCTTAGATTCGATCTTGATGCGGCCGCCGTGGACCATCTCATAACGAGGTGTCGACAAATCCGCGGCCAGATCATCATCGGGGGGGAGACACAACTTCGCGTCCATCGCCGGATCCAAAAGTTCCCGCAAGTTCCACCAGGCCGAAGCACGCAAATTAGCGAAACCCTGCGTACCCGTACTGTCCCGACGCCGCGTAGTGGCCGATGAGATGAACGGTACGACCTTAGAACCCATATTCCGTAGCTGGTCCACCACCCCGGCCCCCACGCCGATGGAGTCGACCACAGCGACGCTCTGAGGAGCCGACAGGCGGTCACGAACAAACCGGGCAACCTCAACGGTGTCCCGCTTCGCCCACGACTCGATCTTGTCCACAACGAAGCCGGTACGGGACAAGATCACCGTCTTGTCCTCACCCATATGCCCCACATCCACACCCAAAATCGTTCTACCTTTGGGCCCGTGGACCTGCTTGAAGTCGACAGGCGAATCCTGGTAATCCAACCAACGCTGCTGCGCCAACCTCACCCAACCCAGCGGGATGACCGCGAAATCATCAACCTCCGCGAACTCACCCAAACACTTGATCTTGTAGAGGGCGGAATCAACACCCCAACGAACAGCCTTATCCTCAACCCACTCCCGCTGCACCAAACCCCGGAACATCTCCTCCGGAACCCGCTCACCAGTAAACGCAGGAGTATCAAACGAACTGATCTTGATCCGGTTCCAACCAACCTCGCTGGTACACACCCGGTAAAACCGGCTGGAGACGGCGTCCGGGTTCCCGACAGCCACGATCCGAGACTCCGGCGTGGTGGTCAGAGAGTCGATCGCGTTCCAAATTTGATCAGGCACACCACTAGCCTCATCAATAATCGCCACCACACCACGAGACGCATGCAAACCCTGCAAACCCTGCTGATTCTGATCAGCCGGCTTCCGACCAAACGCCACCAACTCATTACCAATCTTCCACTCAGCGTTCTGAGTCACATACCCCGGAAGATCATGCTTATTCGCCATCTGCGCAATATAACGCCAAATAATCGCCCGCACCTGCGCCCACGTCGGCGCCGTCGTCACGATGAAAAAATCCCCCGCCGGATAGTTGTCGATGAAATACCCAACCAAACGGCTAACGAGGTAACTCTTACCCACACCATGAGACGACTGCACAGACGTCAACTTATTCTCAGCCACAGACCGCAAAATATCAGCCTGCTTCGACCACACATGCTCACCTAAACGCTCAGACACCCACGCAGCAGGATCCTTACGCCAACGCTCCCGACGCTCATCCTGACCCAAACTAACAGCAGCCGACTCCCACGCACTCAAATCCACCAACAACCCCCAACCCTAGATGATCATGGTGGAATGTTGGACACAACACAAGCGGGTCGCGCGGCCAAATGCGCGTGTCTAAGGAATCGATCTACTCATGTACCCACATACACGGCATGTGTCTAGGGAATCAGTCTGGTCTGTCGTGCTGCGCGTACAGCTGTGTCTAGTTGCCTCTGTAGGCCACGCTGTGCGGCTTGGTAGGAGGCGACTGTGTCGGCGTACTCATCGGTGACGCTGGCCGGCTCAGCGCGGTCTGGTGGCGCACCCCATCCTAGGGGTAGGGGTGTGTTGTCTTGCATGTGCATATATGCGTTGACTTGTGTTGGTGTGGCCATCGGCGGTCACCTTCTTTGTAGTGTGACTACCATTGTTGGCATAAGCATGACAATAGTCTGCATAACCCTTATACAACAGTAAGGTGGGCGGTACCTCAACCCCAACAAGGGCCGCACCCATGCCGAAACACAGAAGCCCCGAAACACGATCACCACTGCTCGTCACCCTCACCATGGCCCTCACATGCCTATGGGTACTCGCCGCCATAGCCACAGTAGGCGTGGTCAGAGGCGAACCAACACCAGCAGCAGCACTCACCCACGCCCAGCTGCCCACCACCCAGCCTGCACCCACCACGCCCCACACAGAGACGCCTGTACAGGCAGCAGAGCCCGCTGCGACCATCACCCCCGCCCTACCCAAGCCTGCGGCGAAGGGCAACTCACACGCCCATATGAAGGGCTCTGTTCACGTCCACCATGCGAAGGTCAAGCATGCCAAGCACCGGGCGAAAGGTGGGCATGGGAAGCATCGTGGGCATCACCGGCATGCCCATCGCCACGGTAAGGGGCATGGATACGGGTGGGGACACTGCCACAGGTGAGTGATCGTTTTAGGCTGCGTTGCGGTGGTGTTCGATTGCCCTGGTGAGGGCGGTGTTGAACTCGACTCTTTGTGTGCCTGTGAGTGCGAGGTGTTCGTCGTTGATGAGTAGGCGCATCATGGCGGTGAACTCTTGGCTGTTGCGTTCTTGTACTCGTACGCGGCGTTCTTCGAGGTTCGCTTTGATGGCTACGGCGCACCAGCCTGCGAGCATGGTGGACAGTCGGGTTTCGAGGTCTACCAAACCTTTGACGTGTTCGCCGGTTTTGAAGCTTTTGCCGTCGTCGCCTTGCATCCACGTGTCCGCGGTCAACGCTTTCTCGAGGTCGCCGTCGTGTTTGTCGACGAGTTGTTGGATGGCTTTGCCAACTTCGATGACCCTGGCCCTGTACGCGGAGATGAGCATCAGTAGGGTTTCGCCGGGGTCGGCGGTGGTGTGGCCTTCGATTTCGAACTTGCGTACCT